ATACTACCTTCTTCTGCATGTTCAACAAGACCAGACCACTTATTGATACCACCTTCATATGTGACATTGATAGGAATCTTACTCTTCTCTTTCACATAGCGTGACTTCTCAACATTAATGATGAAGCTGTATCCATCAATTTCCTTTGTCTTCGCATCCTTATCTTGCTGACGACCAAGAATCCAAATTGTATCAGCGGAATAATAGAGACCAGTACCACCAGAAACAACATCCTTGCTAAACATTTCCATTGTCTTATATGTGTGATTAACAATAATAAGAGGAATGTCCTTGATTGTCAAATTAGGAGTGACAATACGGAACAATGATTTCAAAGCTTTTGTACGAGACATATCAGCGACAGATTTGCTATCCATTGCATCTTCAACTTCTTTCTTGGAAGCAAGATTGCCAACAGAGTCAACAACAATAATGACATGTTCACCACGTTGGATATTTTCTAATTGAGTTGCAATATCAAATTTCAATTCTTCAATATCAGTGATTGGAATATGAGCAACACGATCCATATCAATATCAAAAGATTTAAAATAACCTTCTGGTGTACCAAACTCAGAGTCATAGAAAAGCATAACAGCATCTGGATACTTCTTCATATAAGCAGCCGCCATTAGCAAAGAGAATGCAGACTTGAAGTGCTTGGAAGGACCAGCAAGAACAGTAAGACCGGGAGTAAAACCACCATCAATGCTTCCAGACAATGCAACATTGAGCATAGGAATGCTAGTTGGAATCATGTCCTTCTTTCCATAGATTTTACTCTCAGAAATAACAGACGCATGTTTGATTTTTGAATTCTTGAGTAGACGATTGATTAACGACATATATTTTTCCTTAGCTTTCGAGAATTGAATTGAGTTTTTTAATAAACTCGTTGATTTTATCTTCCCGATCAGGCCAATTGATCGTTGGCTTGTCTGGATTTCTTTTTAAATTATTTAAGAGAGGCATGATCATACTATGCATCTCACTACATTTACTCTTCCACTTTATAACATCTGATGCCTTCGCAGTCAAGTCTGCCTGAAACTTTTTTGAAGTTTCTTCTGGACTATCAGAAAACGTAAATCCAAAATCATCTGTCATTTCTTTTACTCCCAAAATCCATCTAATGTGTTTCTCTTCTCAACTTGCCAACCAATTGCATCCAAGATTGTTTTGATTGGTTCAACAAACGCTTTACTATATTGCAGATCATAATCAATGTACCTATCAAGATTCAATTGACGGGGAAGATTATGATGACATGCAATGACATTTTCTCTGAGAGGATTGGGCAATTTCATATAACAGAACTTGATCTTATCACCATCTTGGATAAGAGGATACCGATTGCCTAGTCCTTCTTTCTTCAATAGATTATTATATACAAGTGCAGCACGAACATGCATTGGTGTACCTGACTTGTATATATCTTGTTTGTCTGACCACTTGGAAAGATTCTTACACCCACGGGGAAATGCAACCTCCTCAAATGAAAGCTTCTTGAAGTCAATACGAAAATCAGCAATGAACTTTATCATATCATCTTCCGTCTTTGACATAATAACGCCCATAGCTTTTTTAATATTATCTCGACAAGCCTGTGGAGTGGATGAACGGACAGCTTCAATGCCCATCATCTTCAACTTAGGTTCGCTGTACTGAACACCTTCATTGTTCCATACGTTCAAGATGTAACGCTTCTTTGCAGTCCAGATACCCTTACTAGCAATTGACTCACGCTTCATCTGCATCTTCTGTGCATATGCATTCATGTAGACTGCTAGTTCCTGATAGCATGTGTCAATGAATGGCTGAACCTTCTGTTCACAGAAAGCATCAACAGCACCAACAATAAACATCTGATCATCAGTGTTGAGAAGCTTTACCATATCAGCCATCTTTACATAGATAGAATCAGTATCAGATGCAATCACATAATCAACTTCCTTTGTCTTGCATACCTTATTCATAAACTCATTCATCTTTTTTTCAATCCATTTGATTGAAAGCTGACCTGATAGAGTAATAGAAGTAGCAAGTCTGTCATCATACCAACGGAAATACTCATTTGACAACGCACCATAGGCTGAGTTGAGTTGGATTTTCTTTGCCAATTGCATGTTATGATTGCGAGCAATCATCTTCACATTATCTTCTGACGGAGAAACTTCTTGTGCCTTCTTAGCTTCAATCATGCGCTGCTTGAACACCACACGATCATTATACATCTTCTCCATCAAAGTAGGAAGGAAGCCTTGCTTATCTTTACTGTACACAGCACCATTAGCAGCAATGCAATGATTTTTTTCAATCAGTTCTCCTTGAGTGACAGAACCACCAAAAGCACCTGACAACAGATTATCAATACTACGATAATTTCTTTTCTCATAAAGATAAGTCTCAGGGCTAATGTTGTACTGCATGATCAGATGAGGATACAGAGAATTCAAATCAAATGATACAACCCAATCATGCATTCCAAGCAAGGGGTCTTTCACATATGCACCAACAATCTGTTCATCCTTATGCGTCTTCTTATTCTGAGGAATCACGATACGCTGATTGATAAGGTAGTTGTGAATGATCACATCCCACAGGCGCACAGAGGTAAACGCATCAGCAAAGTTTACCTTCGCATCATACGCAATAGCAAATACCTGTTCAATGAGTTTCAGCTTGTCATCTAGACGACCAACAAGATCAACATCCTTGATATTATACTCAATGAAAAGCTGATAATTTTTCTTATACAAATCAAACAGTGATTCATACTCAGAGTAATCAAGCTTGCGTTCACCAAGTTCAATGTGTGCGATATGATCTAGACGATATGATTCTTGATTGGTGAATGTGAACTTCTTATAGAGTTGTAGATAATCAAGAATGGTAATACCAATAGGTAGATATGATTTCTGAACAGAACCAAATCTCTCTACCTCACGTTCTTCAATGATACCCCATGGCGAAATCTTCTTAGCCATTTCTGTACCAAGCAGATTACGAACACGATTGATGATGTATGGAATATCGAAGTACTCTACGTTCCAGCCAGTTACAACATCAGGCTGAAACCACCTCATGCGCCATAGGTCAAGAAATTTGATGAGCAAAGATTCTTCATCCTTGCACTTGAAGTACTTCACATTCTCATTGGTGTTTTCAAAGTCACCACAACCCAACACAACATATATGTTGTCCTTCTTCATTGTGATTGCAGTGATCTCTTTATCTGCAGTCTCAATGTTAGGAAATCCCTCATCAGCTGCAACCTCAATATCAATATTGACGATAGAGATTTGCTTAGGGTCATAATCAATTTCACCGGGATAATAATCATTGATGAATGGGTAGACAAACTGTGTCATGCCATAGATCGCAAAGTTGGAAACCTCGCCATATTGCTTTACATAATCACGAGCATCCTTTGGTGAATCAAAATCAATGCGCTTGACTGCATCACCCTTGAGCGTTCTAAATTCAATCTCATCCACGAGATTTGGGTTATTGCTATTCACAAACAGATACGGCTTGCAAGGTATCTTCTCAAAGATACGTTGCCCACCATCGTATCCACGAAGCAGGATGTTGTCGAAATGGAGGTGTGCATGTGTGTAAAATTTGCTCATACGAATACCTTATACCAAAGTGAGCCAATATGCAAGCTAAAAATTAGGGGGCAACGAAGCCCCCTAAAGTATTATTTCTTGTAATTTTCCATTGCTAAGTACAAGATATCCCCACGGCTAATTCCGATATCAGCAAGTTCTCTATCAGACAATCTAGATAGTTCATTTACGATACGGTAATATCTTGTGCTGGCTGAAACTTCTTCCAGCCAGTAGTCCATCCATTCTTTTATCATTTATTTTTATTCTGCGATAAATTGCTTCGTTGACTTCTTTGTAGCAACAGGTGCTGCAACATCGTCGGTGATATCAATCTTCTTGGGTTTCTTGTGTTCTGGAATAATATGCTCAAGCCAAATCTTGAGGATACCATTTACCATAGCAGCATTGTTCACAACAACATTATCATTAAGAGCGAAGGTACGGGTAAACGCACGATCTGCAATTCCCTTATGAAGATATTGTACATCAACACCATCAGAGGTGAGTGTATCAAGTGTGGTTTGACCCTTGACGACAAGCTTGTTCTCTTCAAGAGTTAGTTCGATATCCTGCTTACCAAATCCAGCAACTGCAAGTTCGACAACATAAACATTATCGTCTGTCTTCTTGAGATTGAATGGAGGATATCCATTCCCAGCTGTCTTCTGAATGTGATCGTAGGTTTCGTTCATCTTCTGAACAATCTTGTCAGCCCCAACAAAAAACTTATCGAACTTGGCAAGATCAGAAAATGTGTGATCGAATCTATATGGTGTATTGGTCATCTCATTTCTCCTATGTTAGCGAGATACATAAATATGCCGTCCAACTATGCAACGGCATATTATATTTAGGTTGGATTGAAGCAAAAATCAAGAGTAGAGGATAAAAAATATGGCTGATGAACCAAATAAACCTACCGAAGATTTTGCTACTGCGAAGTGGAGACCCTTTATGGGTTGGACATATATGGCTATATGTTTTTTTGATTTTGTTATTGGTCCTATTATGAATGTAGCATTTTCTATTATAACAAAGACTCCACTGATACCTTGGAAGTCACTCACACTAGACAATGGTGGATTGTTCCATCTTGCTATGGGTGCAGTTCTAGGTGTTGCTGCTTATGGAAGAACACAAGAGAAGGTCGCAAAGATTGAATCTCCACCACCTCCACCGCCAGCACCTGAACCAGTATATACTCCACCTCCAGCACCAATTCCTGATCCTACACCAGCACCAGTAGTTGCTGAACCTGTAGCATCTGCACCAGTTGGACGTAAAAGATTTAGCTAATAATAATTGGGGCGGCTCACACCGCCCCCTTTATCTTGAAGTGTGTGAACACATTGTCTTTGTCAAAGTTCTGAACATCACGAACCCAAGACAACGCATCTTTCTCAGTTGCAAAATGCACTCTATCCTTAATGGTGAGACCGTTCAACGTGCCCTTGTTAAGCATCTTGTCAAACTCAACAACATATCCGAAAGTCTTTTCTTTTAGGTCAGCCATTTTAAGTCTCCATGTTTAATAAAATTGGTAGGCGTGGAGGGAATCGAACCCCCAACCAGACCGTTATGAGCGGTCGGCTCTAACCGTTGAGCTACACGCCTATTGTTATTTAGAACGGAATAATAAAGTCTTCTCCAACTGAAATCAATCGTTCCAAATTTTTTATTTCAATCTTCAATTTTTCTGCGTCTTTGTCATTCCATTCTGCTTCACTCAACTCTTTTCGTTTGGCTTTGAGTACATCATATGTACGGGGGAAAGAATCATTCATCTTCTGGTTCCGTGTATTGAATCAAAGTTGCATTACGTATCCTGTATCCACGATCATGCCAAGCTTGAATCTTTCTTGAGATATCTGGGTCGTCATATGTGCTTTGACAATGACGAACCCATGTTTCCATAGTGGTGAGACCAAAGGTTTGATAACTCATTCCCCACCATGCAGCTTTGCTTACTGGAGGTTTGATCACAAAACCATTGATCTCTTTTTTCATTATGCCATACCAATGGACTGCATGTAAAGATCAAGAAGGGTCTCTTCCTCTTGACGCTGTTCCTTTGTCTTGCGACGGATGGAAATAATCTTGCGGACAATCTTTACATCGTATCCAGCAGACTTCACTTCAATATAAATCTCCTTGATATCCTCAGAGATTGCTCGCTTGTCTTCATCCAATCGCTCAATACGATCAATGTATCCAAGCAACTGATCCTTATTCACATCACTCATTATCAATATCCTTTTTTTAGTGGAGAGTAAAATCTGTCTTGTTGGGAAGCCCAACAATAAGAGGAGTCATTACATATGTTTTATCAACATATTTTACTGCGCTTTCACGAGAAATATTTTTTTCGTTTTCAAAATATTGAATAAGAAGTTCATAGACTGTAGAATTCTTACATTTATTAATAGTAAAATCATTAACTACCTCTAGAGCATCTTCCAATGAATTGTAAAAACCTTCAATAGATGGATCAATATCAGTTGGATCATTTGGATTTACACAAGTAACGATAACAGCCATGCTATCCATTTTATTTCTCCATTTTTAATTTTTAAAAGATGAGGGAGGGGGAGATTTCTCTCCCCCGTTTTTGTTTAGGCGTCAGCGTATTCCACTGCCTTTTCCAGAGCCAGAACCTTGCGGTTGCGATTAGGACCATACCATGCAGACTGCAAACGGGTCTCAGGGTTATGACCAAGCAGATGGTCAGTGGTGTAGGTCACGGCATTGAAAGCTTGCCACCATGAACCCTTGCCAAACTCAGCCCCCGGCTGGGTATCCAGAACTTCCATGACCTGATTAGCAGGACGAGAAAGAACCTTCTTGGTTTCCTTAGAAACAGACGGGAAGATGGTTTGCAGATACTCAGTGAGGTTTTCCTCATTGTACTGACGAGAAGCAAGAAACTCTGCAGTTTCCTTATAGGTGTCCATCTTGGTGTGCGCTATACCCAAGGTACGCTTAACCATTTCGGCATCAAAATTGCGACGATGGTTAAGCTTAACCATGAGATCGCTAGAAGTGCCAAGAGCAAGAGTAAGCGTGTTATTACATACCACACGAATGGGAGTAAAGCGAATATCAATGGACTTGCCATACTCATGAGGATTACTGAAGAGTAAGTAAGAGTCAACACGATCACCCCCAAGAATTTCAAAGCTATCCTTCACCTTGGCGAGAGCCCAAACATTCTTGCCCTCACGAAGTGAACCAGCGGTATGCATCTCCATATCACCAGCCATCACGAAGTCATTGAAGAATTCGAAAGCTTCCTGATTCTGAACAGGCTTCCAATCAGAAGAAACCATAGAAAGAATCTTGTCATCAGAAGAGCGAACCAGAGCCTGAGTCTCAGTAATGATCTTCTTGCCCTTGCGGGTGATGAAAGTGGGGACCTTCTCAACCGTCCAATCCAAATCAGCTTCCTTGAGCATCTGATCAGGGGTCAGGTCATGATGGACACTCTTGCCCAGACCATGCCAAGGGGTTTCGCCAGCGTAAGCCATCGTCTCAACATTATGCGCCATAACCAAGTTCCTTTCAGTTCGTGAGTCCCTTGACTCAACATAATCATATTAGACCAGAGGCATTCAGGAGTCAACTACTTTTTTTAAAAAAGATGGAAGAAAGCACCTTTTTTAAAACTTTTTTTTGAGTGGTGGTGAAGAGTATTGTGTCTGTAACAGAGTTTGTTACAGTGTATACTTTTCCACCACCAAATGTGTCTGTCACATAAACACTGAATGGGTAGGAATTAGCTTCCATCATCACCCTTTGCTACCTCCTCAGAGTCGTCATCATCTTCGTCTTCTTCGTCCTTATTCCATTCCAGCCAGTTCTCGTAGTCCTCTTCAAGATTGAAATCATCAATCAAGTTCTGAGGAATGCAATAACGCCAATCCTCATCTTCAAAGTCAACATTGAAACATTCATCGCCATCTTCGCTGGTGTATGCACCAACGAAAGACATGCCTTCTTCACGGTACTTAAGCTCAACAATGAAGCCAAGCTCTGTCAGAGCCTCCATGGCTGTCACAGGGGGCGACCATGCGGATTGGAACCATCCTGTGGCTGATTTGGTCTCAGGATCGTAATCAAACTCACCTTCACTTATTTCCCACTTAGTTCCCCAATTTTCAATGCGCCATGAATACCAGCTTGCATGACCATACTTTTCAATGTTTGCAGCCTCATGCGCCTCATTACGAGTCATGTAATCAGGACCCGTAGAAACTTCAACCAGAAGATCATCAGGACAAGGAACAAACTCATTCAAGAACTTTCCATCCTTGAACGCCTTATCAAGACGCTCCATCATAGCAGGGTCTTCATGTGAAATAGAAATTGAATTGTCGCACCAGTTAGGCATAGGTTCTCTCCTTAGTTGTCATATTTGAAGTAGATATCAATGATATCTTTTATTTGCTGTTCTGCTTCATTATAATATTCTTCGTCCATCACGGAAAGAAGAATGCACTCATAGTCATCCTTTGTCAAGTACTTCTTTAAGACTGACAGATACTTTTGTCCTGTGTCAGATTGGTAAACCTCAACTTCAAGAGGGTCAACAGTAGGTTCTACCATCTTTGGGAATTGAACAACATTGCTCATCATTTTCTCCTTATCATGCGGCGGCTTTTTTAGCCGCCTCCTCTGCCAACTGCTTCCAGTACTTCACGATACGGGGGGTGCCACGCACATCCTTGCGGAGCCACTGGTTCACTTGCCAATCCAGCAAAGTGCCATTCTTGATGAAATACTTGGCAGTGATAGAACCCTGACGAGCATCACCCTGAGTGAAACCACGGTTGTTATTGTGCGTTGCAGCATTGATAGCCTTCTCATCCTCAGTCTGGCGGCGGAAGAGAGCAACACAAGCCCGTCCAACAATACGAGCCAGCTTCTCCTGATCGGCAGTGTCAATCATGTTGATGAGGGTGGTCTTGGTAAGCATGTGGTGTCTCCATCAGTTGATGATTGATATTAGCATATCTTGAGAACCTGTCAACTCATTCTTTTAAATTATTTGGATTCCAAAGCCCATTTTCTTCACATTGTTCAGGGTATTTTTCCCAAACTTCAATCATGATGGTCATACGCATGTCTTCTACCCCAGAAATGTTAAGCATTTCATCTAGATAGATGAGTTGTTCATAGTAGTCGTTGAAGGTCCAGTTTTCTCTGTCTGACATGCGTATCTCCATTAGCAATAAATGTCAACCGTTTTTGGTTTGGAAACGTAATTATATTCACACTCTTGAGGGAATTTATCCCACATTTCCCTCAAGAGAACTTGAATTGTCTCAATAGAGCCGGGAACCTCAGAGATTTCAGCAAGATAGATCAGTTCGTTGATGTAGTTACCGATTTTCCAGTTGGTGCGGTTCATGACAATTTCTCCTGTTCACGAGAGACAATCTGGAAGTAGATGAATTGAGCCTCACGCTCAAATTGCTCATTTGTACACTCAGAGAAGTCAAGCACCATGTGATTGTACACCGTCCAAGCGGTATTATTGTCACAGTTCAGAAGCTTCATGATTTCATTGATCCAAAGCATGTCCGTATCTCCGTTGTTCATGACCTTTTATAGCCCACCTCAAACACCATGTCAACAAAAAAATAGCCCCCGAAGGAGCTATTTTAAATAATTTTTTTATTAATATTTGTTACCAATTGTGTATTTTGTGACCAGATTCCATTTGTCCTTTTCCTTAAAAGGAATGATCTTAATCTGATTCAGAGGAGATTGCAAGTCCTCAATTTTATCTGGATTGACAATATCTAACAATTCCCACTCTTCTAAAAGAGTGACAATCCTGTTGCGTCTGGCAATGTCTCCTTCTGCCAAAGTAGAATCCTTGCCATCTAGCAAAAATAGTTCCTTGAAATGAACTATGTAGTATTTGCCCTGCTTGTGGAGAATGTGGCAAGATTGATAGAGAGTATTTTCTTTTTTTGAAGCTAGACCTATGCGAGAAAGAGTTTCTTTGATCTTTAAGAAATCTTCTGGGTTTTTTAGACTAACCTCCACCAATTGATTGAGATTGAACATTATTACCACCTTTTATTAATTTTCTTTTTATCAGGTCCAATTGCTCATCAGTCAGTACATTACTAATCTCACGAGCCCTTGCATAGTTTACGTTATAATATTCCATGATGGCTTCAATCTTATCGTCTTCTTCTTTTTTATGCCACTTAGAATACCTTTTGCCTTTTCGTATACTATTTAGGTAATAATCATTTTGAAGTTTGTTATCTGTATTGGGATACATGTTAATCTCATTGGCGTACATAACAGTATCTTTAAAATAAGAAAAAGCCTTATTGACTAGATAAGGCTTATAGAAGGTTTCTGCAAGATCAGGGTTTTCAGAGTTCCTGATCAAGTCTTGTTTGGTTTCATTGATTGCTTTAACAAAATCAAATGGGTTCATCATTCAAACTCTATGTCAATCATAATACGGGTAAATGCAGCAACCAAGTTGATTTCAGGATCAGCCACGAATGCAGCCTTATACTGATACTCAGCCAAGATCAATACCAACTCTGGAATAGAGTTAGACTTGACCACATCCTCTGACATATCATAAATCTTCCTGAATAGCGTAGTAGTATCAGTGTCAATATTCTCACCTACCCACTTACGCATTTCATTAAAGTTTTTATTCTTTAAATGACGAACCAGAGTTTTGATATTATCAGCTGAGAGGTTGACAAAAATACCAGTATCAATAGAACCATTAACGGAGTATCTTTGGAGTTCGTTGATAACTCTTCGCCAATCAGGTACGTGCTTAGAAATAAGTTCAGCGATAACAGACTTATCAAAAGTAATTCGCTCAGTATTGAGAACATGTATAATCCTCTTCATAAATTGAGAAGCAAGTTTGGGCAGATCATCCTTGGTAATCTTAAACTCTATAACAGAGCACCTAGAATGTAGCGGTTCAATAATTCTGTTTTTAAAGTTACAGGTGAGAATGAAACCACAATTTCCAGAGAATTCTTCCATAAAATTTCGCAAGGCTGGTTGGGTGGAATTTGCATTGAGGTAATCCGCCTCGTCAAGAATGACGTACTTGCGTCTACCCGTGAAAGATACGGTAGAAGCGAAGTTGAGGATTTCAGTTCGGAGAGTGTCAATATTTCCATTCATAGACCCATTAATTACAATATAGTCAGCATCAATCTGTTCTAGCATAGCACGAGCAACTGTTGTCTTACCAACACCAGCACCACCAGACAAGATTAGATTAGGGATATCATTTTGTGCAATAAAAGCCCTGAAAGTCTCTTTGAGACCATCAGGGAGAATGCATTCGTCAATAGTCTTAGGGCGATATTTTTCTACCCATAGAAATTCTTCACGCATTTGTTTTTCCTATCAAGAGTTGAAGACGGACTCGTTACTCTCAGTCATAATAAAATACTGAATATTATTATCGGTGAAAGATGAGATGCCCTTTGAGTTAATCTTTATATTATAACTCAGAGGTAGCAACTTAACAAGATACTCAACACGGAATACCATATTAAATCTCTTGTCTGTAGCACCAACTTCAATACTGAATGTATCAGATGTTGGATTCTTAGAGTTGACGGCAGATACCTTGATAGTTTCACCATCACCAACAACTGCAATGTTAGGAACTTGAAGAATTGCTGCAGCCTTAAGAACCTTGTGGAAATCAAAATGATTAATTGAAAATTCAATCTCCGCTGGATCAACAACAATCTTCTTATCAACTGGAGGTGAAATAATAGTAGATACATCAGCATATGTGAAATTCACAATATGATTGCCACCTACGATTGTCAATTGATTTTCACCAAATGTAATATCATGATCATGGAACAGAGACAAGATACCAAGAAACTTTGGTAGTTCGTAGATTGCAAACTGTTGAGGAAACTCCTCCTCAACAGTAGCAGTTGCAAAAATTGTCCTCTGTGTTCCAACAGTAGTCAAAACATTTCCCGGTCGCACCAAAATAGAACCATTGATGTTGGAAAAGTTTTTCAAGATATTGATAGTATTCTCACTGATTTTCATAATATAGTATTCCTTTTCACGGTTTAAACAGGACGGAACTTCTTCAATAGTTCAGGCGAAGCAGTAAGTACTTCAACAGGAGTAGGTGTCTTTGCATTTCTCTGGCTCTTCAAGAGACCAGCATCAGCTGTAGCAGATGCACCAACAGATGCAAGTGCAGGAAGCTTACCAGCAAACACATACGTACCAGCATGTTGCAAGTGCATCCATGGGCACAACCAAACCTTCAAACCCATCTGACGAACATTCTGACAGAACATATAATCTTCTGAAAGATAACGACGAGTCTTGGGATCAATGATACAATCAAAGTATGCATGGATTTCACGAGAACCATCAAACTCTGCAGTGCGAACATGATCTGGTCTGTACGAATACTGAGGATAATGCTGCTTATACTTTTCGAATGTAGGACGACGAATCATCATAAATCCAGTGCCAGTTTCTAACACTTCTGCGGGTTCGTCAAGTCTAATTGTTTTGCTAGATTCACCGGGCTCCATTGCAGGGTTGAAAACAAAGTCACCAACAAAATCTTCAAGGGCAGATGGATTTTCCTTTGCAGCACCCTTGTCAATTGCTTGCATGATCTTTTCCCATGTGATGCACTTCTTAGGATAAGGACCAGCGATAACATCATAACCAGAGTCTTCATCTTGAAGAGCCATCAGAGCAATAATATCCTTTGGATCAAATCCAATATCAGCATCAATAAACATAAGATGATGAGCATCAGAACGCAAGAATTCATCAACACAATAGTTTCTTGCACGAGTAATTAGCGACTCATTAAAAAGAAAATATGAACGAACTTCAATCCCATGCTTAACACACAATGCAGTCAAGTCACACATAGACCTAGTATAGATGCCAGAGGCATTACCACCATACATTGGAGTGGCAACAAATAACTTTCTATTCCTCAACTTTTCAATATCAATTTTAATTTCCATTATTGTTTTCCTTTATAATGATCAACATAAAGACACATCATAACATAATGTAGCGTCTTCATCAAGTCTGCTTTGTTGTTTCCGTTCTTTTTACCATAACGCCAGAGGTATTTGATTGCAGTGTTCCTGAATGTTGGGGTAGAGTCACCAAGTGCAATCCACGCATCAAAGCATTCGACTGATTCTTCGTCAGTCTTGTAATGTTGTGAATAGGTTGAATCAATGTAATCCTTGAAATCATTGATGATATTGCCCTCTGCATACTTATAACAAAAATTAGTACCTTCCCTTGTAGGAACATACTTATCACCAAAATTAAATGATGTCACATCTGTAGGAACAAAATTAAAGTTTACTTCTGGTTGTGGGATATTTTCATAAGCTTCTTCTACTTGCTTATACGCCCTATCTTTCTTTACCATAATATAAATCCTTTCACAAAGTAATAGCGTCTCTCAAAATTCTTTCAATATCAGGAGGTTCCCATCCTTCTGGCTTTTGAATCTTTCCATCAGCCCTACGAATAACCTTACCATCAACAAGCTTTGCCATGTTTGATGCATGAACTTCTTCAAAAATATCATCAAGAGGAATACCATAAGAAACAGCAGTTCCGCATACAATATAGATAATGTCAGCAAGGGCATCAGCAATTTCGACAATATCATGATCAGTTTCTGCATCAATATATTCTCTAAACTCTTCACGAAGAAGTTTAACACGAAGGTCACGTTCTGCCGGATCAGGAAGCTCTGGCTTATCACCAACACGTTGTTCAAAAGCCCTATGAAAAGCTCTTACATCAGTAAACATACTCATATCAAACTTCCTTGTCGCTCTTGTCAAATTCAATACCTTCAAGCAGAAGGCGGTTCACTTCATCAGAAATCATCTTTTCTATTGCAGGAGTGATTTCTGACTCTTGTAGCTTATACGCTGTTGTGCTGTCATTGTCAATCCTATATATGTCTGTCAAAATATATAGTCTGCCAGTTTCTTCATCTTCTTTAACAAATTCATCATCAGGGAAAGTTACAAAATAATTTCCTAATCTAAATCCCGGTCGTTCATCTTTTTTAATATCTTTAATGTTCATTGGATTCTCCTTATACTATCCTAGAAAAGTTTTGACTCTTTTCAAACTTGATCACTTGGTTGAATTTATCAAACAATTGGTCAGTCTTGTGGCTTATGATAAACGTATTTGTATCACTTGTCAAGCTCAAAAGTATCTTCATGAATTCATTTGTTCCATTAACATCAAGTGAGCTATCCATCACCTCATCCATGATTAGAATATTTGTACTGGCACTATTACGCATCTTCGCAACCGCTCTCCATGTAAATAGAATAGCTAGATTGATACGCATTTTCTCACCCTCAGAGAATGAGGCATAAGAAAATTCATCACGAAAGCGAGACTTAATTTTTTCATTAAATGTCTCGTCCAATTCAAACTGAACAAAGAAATCCATAGCAGAAAGATACTTATTGATAAGCTTATTAATCACAGGAACATACTGCTTGATGATACGTGCTTTGATTCCACTATCCTTCAAGATAAGAGAAGCAATCTGTAATGAATCTTTAGCTCTTGCTAATTCATTCTTCTCTTCAATATTATTCTGTAACTGAATTTCAAGTTGTTTAATTGTTTCTTCTGAAACAGGGTCATCAGTTTTCTTATTAAGTTCTTCTTTGTTCTTATTAAGTTTGATAATATATGACTTATGCCCATTTGCTGTATTGATATGTGCCGCTTGTTCAATTTTATGGTTAGTAATATCTTTCTTGATAGAATCAATCTGCTTGATTTCATTAGAAAGATTCATCAATTCTTCTTTCAATTGATCAAGCCCATATTGCACTTCTTCAATATTTTTTGTCTTATCATCAACAGTTTCACATTTAAAATCATTTTGAATGACTTGCTTGCATGTAGGACAGTTATCATGATCATCAAAGAATATGATATCAGCTTTTAACTTTCTAATTTTATCAATCAATTGTTGTTCAAGAATGAGAAGTTTCTGATACTTATTACGAATCTTTGTCTCATCATCAATACTTCTTAAAAGATTTCCTATATCTGTATCAATTTCAACAATCTTGAATGTTTCCATTTCAAGAGCGGCATCAGTAAGAAGAATTTCTTTATTAATTTTCTCTATCTGTTCAGTAGTATTATCACGCATCTTAGATGCGAGTAGATTCTGCATTTCAATTGCATTTGTTGTGAGACTATAATTATACTCTGCTTGTTTAAGCGACATAGTGTTATCAGCCATATCTTCTTTAAGCAGAGAATTCATTGTAGAGAAGATTTGAATATCCAAAAGGTCTTCAATCACTTCTCTACGTGCTTGTGCTGCTAACTGCATAAAAGGAGTAAAAGATGCAGAGCCCAGAACAACTACCTGACAGAAAGACTTATGATTTAACTTGAGAATCTGCGTCTCAAGAATTTCCTGATAGTCTTTTGATTCAGCATTTTGATTTAAAAGATTATCGTTCTTATATACCTCAAACACAGTAGGCTTGATACCACGAACAATCTTATATGAAGCAGAGCCAATATAAAATTCAACCTCTACAACAAGTTCTTTCTTGTTGATAGAGTTAAGCAACTGAGGTTTATTAATTTTACGAAATGGCTTGTTATATAAAGCAAACGAAAGCGCATCAAGCATTGTTGATTTGCCTGATCCATTCTCACCAACGATCAATGTTGTGTTTGATTTATCAAGTTGAATTTCGGTAAAGCTATTGCCCGTGGAAAGAAAGTTCCTCCACTTCAAAGTTTTAAAAATAATCAAGGGAACCTCACTCTATGGTTTGGGCTTTTGTATAAAGATCAGTGACGATCTTTTCCACTCTGACTTTAATATCTGTATTAGCACTCATGCTAGTAAGATACTTACGAAGGATAGACATTGTGTCTTCTGCTTCATTTATTATATCAGCATCTTCTTCAAGATTCAAGTTTAAATGATCTTCAACTACTTGCAAGTCATGGACACCACGTTTTTCAAGCTGACCAATAAACATATCAAACCTATAAGGATCAAGTTTATTTTTAACAATGACCTTCACATGCCTTCCTTCAAAATATGAAAGATCAATCCCTTCTGGCTCATGACCAAGAGTAGCATCATCATAAAATACTTTTTCAAACATGGTCTTTGGATTCTCAATAAACATTAGTTCTCTGGTTTCCGTGTCAAAGATATGGAAACCTTTCCTGTCATTATAGTCAGCCCAAGTAAACTCGCAAGGAGAACCAAGATAATGTATATTACTACGGCTACTACGATGATGGTAATGCCCACTGCAAACGGTATCAAAACGGCTAAAAATGCTAGGGTCATCACCGTCTGACGGAGGCGCACCAACATACATTGGAAACCCTGACAGTTCCAAATGACCAAAAAGAATTGGACAATACGTTTCATTAATAGTCCTCAACGAAGTTTCACGGTTCTCATCACAAATCCATGGTGTCAATAGAATATTAGTATCACCATAACGCTTAGGGTATGGAACATCATCAATAACATAAAATTTTTGATATTGATACTTAACCAACTCACTCAATGAATTCACATTGTTTGTGTTCTTATAGTAAGTATCATGATTACCAGCAATGATATGAAAATCCAAATCCATATGAGCAATAGGATCAAGAAAATCTTCTCTCAATCTTTTAGCAGTGTTGATATTAATATACTTACGGCGATCAACAAGATCACCAAGATGGACAACAGATTTGATAGAGTGTCTACGAAGATACGGGAAAAAGGTCTCATTAATGAATTCCTTCATGTGATCTAGCATAACAGGGGAGTCATTCTTGACCCCCCAATGCGTATCTGTTATCAATGCAATTTTCATCGAGCATTCTTTTTAATTGAGAAAACATTATTCCTTTGAGTATTACTATTATGCTTAGTGATTGCTGCAATAGTATAATCACGAATAGCTTCAAGCCTAAGAAGATAATTCATTTTCTCATTAGGATGAGCATGGGGGGAACTAATCTTTTCTACAATATCTGTGACACTTGGTGGAACCAAGTACATATTATCTTTATTCATAAAACTTCTCCACTCCAATTTTCTTGTCTTTGCGCTTAGTAGCTTTCTCTGATTGTTTTTTATCATAAGACTTGACAAGATTCTGCATATAATCGTTATCTAGATTTACGGTAACTGTCTTCTCATCACCAATAGATTGTTCAGCCAACATACCCTCAAAATAGAAATTTTCTAAAGTCTTCTGTTTTATATACAGATGTTTCTTCTCTTTGTCAATACGCCTCAAGAACGCATACCAAATGATTTGCGTGAAATAGGCAAATGGATTCGTAGATTTTTCTGGATTGAAGTTATTTAAATAATTAATACAATTTTCTAACCCATCTGAAATCATTTCATCACGGTATGTGTAACTGATAAAGTTTGGCTTTAGTGATAGACGGGTTGCAATCTTGTAAAGACATTCGCCAATATAAGGTGAAATACGAGGATGTTCTTCACCTTTTTCAACTGCCGCAGCACAATCATTTTTATGTTGAATGATAGCTGTATAAAATTTCTTATTATCAATATAATGTATGCTTGGCTTCTTCACTCTTTCTTTACGAACTTCTTTTGCTACTTCTGGGATTTCTGTCATTTTTAAATACTCGCATTATAAATTTTGTAATCAAAGCTTTCACTGTTATAGATATTTAGACGTTCCATAAAATGTAAAAGGGTGAAATTCATTTTAGTTTTATACTTCAAATCATCAGCAATATCATATACTACTACATCAGTTTTTTCTGATCCAATACGTAATCCTCTACCAATAGATTGTAACGTTCTTACACGAGATTTAGTCGGAGAGCTAAACACAACATTATGAAGATTGCGTATGTTAACACCTGTTGAGAATGTACCGTAACTGGCAACAATAATAGCATTGGATTCTCGTTCGACAATGTGTCGGATTGCTTCTCGTTCATCACCGTCAATACCTCCATGTATGAAAAATATAGGTCTACTTTCATCTTTATCCTTTATCATATCAAATAACATCTTACCATGCTTTTCAACAAATTGAAAGAGAATAAGTGAATTTCCTTCTAAAGAAAGTGCAAGATTGCGAATAAATTTGTTACGTCCATCATGCCTTACAATGAAATCAACTTCATCCTGATAAGTCATATTCTTTACAAGTTTTTTTTCTTCTTCTTTGTATGCAAGAACAATTGCTTTTATTTTTAAATTAGCAACATGATTCTGTTCCATCAATTCAGCTGTAGTCGTTACTGTAAATACAGGACCAAACAATCCTTCAAGAACCATCTTGTTTGTTTGTGAACCATCTAGAGTGCCAGTAAAACCAAAACGATATTTACAGTTGCCCATCTTCTCCATTATTGTAGTAAGAGATTTTGCTTTAAACAAATGGGCTTCATCACCTATGGCCAGGTTAAATTGTTCGAAATAGCTTTTAGGAAGTTTATATATCGACTGCCATGTGGAGATTGTAATAGGTTTATCCGTTTGTTTATCTTGTCCCTCGTAGATTCTGTGAACGAACTCATCAGATACAAAACCATAATCGGCAAAATCAGAAGCAAGTTGAGAAACCAGAGAAGTAGTTGGAACAATAATAAGAGTCCGTGCATTATAATACCTCGTCAATAGATAGATGATAAATGATTTGCCAGAAGCAGTTGGCGATAAAAAAACGCCTCTGTCACACTTGATTGCATGACGAAAGGCGTCAATCTGATAGTCACGGGGAGTCAGTGTCAACCCACAATCATCAAGGAATTCTTGTATCTCTGAATTAGTAAGTGTAGTTAAGTTTGGTTTGCAGTTGTCATCATACTCTACATCATAATCTCTAGATGCTGCAAATGACAATACTTCTTTTATCAAACCAAAATACAACAACGCAGTCATTGTATTATAAAGTCTTATCTTTCCATCCCAAAATTTATTACGAACAGCTGGAATAAACTTAGCACCGGGAACTGTAAATGTAAAATTGTCACAAAGTTCCTGTGCAACAGATGGTTCACATGTTACTCTTGCATATACTTCATTTACTTTGCTGACATATAACTTGTCACGCACCTACTTTAAATTTTTCAAATTCAATTGCATTCTTAATCTGAAATCCTCTATCTTTAATTGATTTAATAATTGATTCTAGTACATCTACTTTTTCTTGCTGCATAGCAATCCTTAGATTAAGATTAATAATATCTTGATCTGCTTCAATATGCATAGGAACATCTGACTTTAACACATTCAGCTGAAATGGTTGCCATCCATGTTCCTTTAATTCTTCTGATGGCA